AGCGGGCGGGTGCCGTCGAGCTCGAACAGCGCCTGATCCTGCATCCGCTGCCGCTTGATGCCCTTCGCGATCGAGTGGTTCGTGCACTCCGGCGATCCCCACAGCACGTGCGTGCGCGGGAAGTAGCGCGGGTCCACCTGGCTGATGTCAGCCTGCGAATGGTCGGTGTCCGGGTGGTTCACCTGATGCGAGGCGATCGCCAGCTCCCAGTGGTTCGCCGCGATGACGACCTTGTAGCCGGCCTCGACGAGTCCGCTCGACGATCCGCCGGCACCGCAGAAGAGGTCCGTGACGGTGAGGCCGTTCCACTGCACCTTCGGGTGCTTGTAGCCCATCTCCTTCATAGCGTTCATTCGTGGTCCTCGGCTTCGTCGTAGAAGTCGATCTGGTCTGGCTCGGCCATCTCGCGATCGACCTCGGCGAGGTTGCGCTCGGCCTGGGTGAAGTACGACGGCTTCAGCTCTGCGCCGATGCCGATGCGACCGAGGCGCACGGTCTCGAACACCTCGGACCCCACGCCCATGTACGGGGTGAAGACCTTCTCGCCGGGCAGGGTCCGCATCTGCACGTAGCGCGCGATCACGTCGAGCTGCAGCGGGTGGACGTGCTTCTCGTCGTCCTCGTCCTTCGCGTCGCGGAAGGGCAGCACGCGGTCGATTCGCACGTCGTCCCAGATGCTCGAGGCGTAGCGGCGCCAGATCCAGTGCGAGAAGCGGTTCTGCTTCTGGTCACCGTCGAAGCCGCGGTACTTCCACAGGTCGGCGGGGACCCGCTCGCCGCCGTAGTACTCGGTCAGCCCGACCGGGTGCGCGGCCGGGGTGCCCTGGCCGGGCTTGCGGAAGACGAGCAGCTCGTCGGGTGCCGCGTACCCGCCATATGCGGCGTTGTCGACGATGGTCTTGTGCGCGAGGTTCTTCGCCATGGTGCGCAGCCGGACGGCGAGCGGTTCCTTCCAGATGACGTGCCGAGCGATGAACTCGAACCCGGCCTGCTGGTGCAGGCGGATGACGTCGCCGGGGAAGTCGTACAGCGAGTCCTTCCCGCTGTTGCCGGACGGGACGACGGCGGCGTGCACGCCGACGGTGCGGCCGGGTTCGGTGATCCGGAAGGTCTCGGCGATCACCAGCCCGTAGGTGCGGTGAAACTCCTCGGTCGTGCGCGCGTTCGAGTGGTCCCGGTCGGACGAGGAGTACTGGTAGAGACCCATGAACGGCGGCGAGTAGACCGTGCCCTGCACCGACCCATCGGGCAGCGAGGCCAGCACGTCCATGCAGTCGGCGTTGTAGATCGCCCACCGCTCGGTGATGTTCTGCTTCAGGACGCCAGCCATGCCGGCACCTCCAACTTCTGGTCGTAGACGTGGGGGTCGACGCTGAGCGCGTCGTTCATGTGGGCGACGAGCTCGGAGAACATCACGTCGGCCTGCTTGGCTTTGCGGTGGAGGTTCTCGAGCGCGGTGCGTCCGCCTTCGGTGGTGATCAGATCGACCTGCACCGGGTGCTGCTGTCCGAAGCGCTGCATGCGGCGCACGGCCTGGTAGTACTGCTCGTACGAGTGCGAGGGGAAGTAGGTCATCTGGTGCGCGTGCTGCCAGTTCAGACCCCACGCACCGATCGACGGCTTCGTGACGAGCACACGGATCTCACCGCGCGAGAACGCCGCGAGCTTCTCCTCCTTGGCATCCGGTGAGTCGGAACCGGTGACCTCGACCGCTCCGTCGATCAGCTTCGTCAGCAAGCTCGACTCGTCGTTGAGGTGGCACCACGCGACTCCCGGCTGCGCGTCCGCGAGCGCCGCGGCGGCAGCCTCGCAGCGCTCGGTGAGCGTGCGCCGAGTCTCCTCGCGTTCCTCGGCGAGCCCGATCGCAGGCATGTCGAAGAGCGTGTCGGCACGCGACGTGCGCGCCTCGATGACGCTGACACGCTCGATCAGCTCAGCGAGGTCGTACCCCGCATCGGAGAAGCCGAGGTCAGACGGACGGCGGACGGCGCGCGCCCACGAGGACACCCACCGCCAGAACGGCTGGCGCGCATGCCCCTTCAGCCGGAAGCCGACCGAGCGTCCGCCGGCGGCGAACTTCGACCGCTGCGTCGCGGTGCGGTTGTCGTTCACGAAGAACCGGGTGAGCATGTCCATGTACCCGAGGACGCCGAGCGCCTCAGACTGCGTGCCGAGCTCCATCCAGTCATTGGGTGCGGCCGTCGCGGTCCCTGCGAGTCGATAGGGCATCCGGCGCATGAACTCCGTGACGATCTCGCGCGTCTGACCCTCGAACGACTTGATCGCGGAGGACTCATCCGCGATGACACCGCCGAAGTCGGACGGGTCGAACTTCGACAGCTGCTCGTAGTTCGTGACCGTGATCGGCGCGGCGACCTTGCCGTCGCGCGAGAGCGCTGCATCGTGGCCGAACTTCTCAGCCTCGGCGACGATCTGGAATCCGACGGCGAGCGGCGTGAGCAGCAGGATCGGCTTGCCGGTGTGCTCGTGGACGCGCTGCCCCCACGCGAGCTCCATCGGCGTCTTTCCTAGGCCGCAGTCGGCGGCGATCAGCGAGCGCCCCGCCGACAGCGACCACTCCACCAGCGCACGCTGGAACGGGTAAAGGTGCTCGGGCAGTCCCTCTGCCGAGATCCCGCCAGCGGTCGTCATCTGTGCGCGCGCGGCGAGCATCTCTTCATACTCGGCAAGCGCGCTCATTCGTCGTCCTCAACCTTCGAGGGCTGGATGAGCGCGGTCGCGCGCAGCACGCCGCCCTCCCAGAAGTCGAGCAGCGCCGGGCCCGGCTTGTCGTCACCAGCGGTGTAGTGAATCGTCGGGACGTCGCTCAGCGCGGTCGCGAGGTTGCGGGCGTCGGCGAGGAAGTCGAGGTTCACCGGCGTCGGGGCCGATGCCGGGGCGACGCGCGCGGCGAGCACGAGACGCTCGGTCGGCGGGTACTCGTCCTGCCGCAGCGGCGCGTCGAACCGGGCGGACGGGGCGAGCTCGTCATCCCACTCGCGATAGATCACCGACGCCCAGCCCGGGTGAGTGTGCTTGTCCGGCATCGTCGGGACGGTCAGCAGCAGCACCGCGACCGGGTCGAGCAGGGCATCCTTCTTCGGCTTGAACGTCTTCGCGTTCTTCCCCGCCCAGACGAGCAGGTCGTGCGGGATCACGACGTCGACCGGGGCGACAGGTGCGCGCAGCGGCAGGTGCATCTCGTGCAGCCGGTATCCGTCGGTGGCCGTACAGACCGCGGTCAGCCCCTCGGCGACGATGTGCGCGTGGCACTTCACGCCGAAGACCTCTTCGGTCGCGGCGGCGGCGAGCAGCCCGCGCGAGAGCCATGCGGCGTCGTGGGTGGACATCTTCAGCTCGACCGCCGTGGTGACGTCGGCCGGGTCGATGGCGGTGGTGCTCATGAGTGGTGCTCCGCTCGGAAGTTCGCGTTGAGGCTGCGAAGGATGTCGATGTCGGTGGTGAGCGACTTGCGAAGGTCGCGGCCGAACTCGAGCTCGAGCTCGGCGTCGTCGACGGCTTCCCGCGCTTCGAGCACGGGCCCATCGACGTCGGAGTACGTCCGCGCGTCGGTGATGTTGAAACCGGCCTGACGTGCGTCGCGGTACGCCTTGCCCTTCGCGATCAGCAGGTCACGCTTCGCGGCCTTTACGGCGGCCGAGAGGTTCTTCAGCACGCCCGGGGCGTGACCGATCCGAGCGCGTGCGATCTGCAGCGCTCCGGCGACCTGCACTGGCGACGGGAACATCGCGATCAGGTCGTCCTCGGACAGGTTCACCAGGTCGAGCGGGACCAGCTCGAGCACGCTCGGGACGGCCTCGACCTCGCCGGTGACGGGGTTGGTGTTCATCGACGTCCGCCCTTCTTGCGGGCGGCCTTGCGGCGCTCGGCGCGGTTCGCGGGCGGCAGGTAGTCCTGGGGTGCCGGGCGCGGCGGGGTGATCGTCGTCGCGGCGAAGTCGGGAACCTCGACGGATGCCGCGATCGGCGGCTTCTCCCACGCCGACACGGCATCCGCCGACTTGGCCGCGATCTCCCGGCGGCGGGTGCGGATCGCACGGTGCAGGTCGGTACCCGCCTCGTCGGGGGTGAAGATCCGCAGGCGTCGGCCTTCGTTCTCGATCTCGTCGAGCATCGTGCCCGACTCCGCGGCCGCGATCTCCGCCGCCCAGTCGCGGTCCGCGCGCGCCGCGGTCACGGCATCCGCGATCACCTCGGACTGCGGGACGCTGCTGATGGTCGCGCGCTCGTCGCCCTCGTCCTCGATCACGATGTTGCCGAGGAGGTCGCGGAAGGTCTGCCGGTAGCCGACCATGCGGGCGGTGCGGCCGAAGTGCCGCATCGGAGCGCCGACCCACTTCGCCGCCCAGAACTCATCGGCGCGGGGCACCTGCTCGTCCCAGCGGATCGTGACCTTCGTCGGGATGCGGACTTCCTTGCGGTACACCTCGATGCGAGCGAACTCCGGGAACGGGTGCGCGTCGGTCGGGGCCCAGGTCTCGGACCAAGTCTCGCCGTCGTTGGAGAACTCGACCGGCCCGGTGCCATCCCACAGGCCGGAGCCGTGGACGATGCGCTCGACCTCACCGATCGTCTTCTTCTCGACGAGCTTCTCGCTCTGCTCGGTCACTTTCCTGCCTCCTGGAAGCGCAGAGTCTCGCGCCGCGTGGTCTTCGGGTACATGTGCTTCGCGCGCTCCTCGACGGCGGCGACGCGCTCGCGCATGACGCGCACGGCGGCCAGGGTCTCCGGAAGGTCTGCCTCCCACGCCGCCTCGTCGATCGACGTCGACTCGGACACACCGAGCTGATAGCCGCCGTGCTCGCCCATCGCGACAGCGCCGAAGCGCTCGGCGTGCGGGATGCTCGACCGGATCGCCTTCTTCAGCGCGGCGGCTGCCTTCTTCTCGTCGGCGGCGACCTTGTCCAGCTGCGCCTTCAGCGGCGCCCAGTTGTCGAGCGCGGCCGCCACGTCAGCGGGCAGGTCGACGTCGACGTCGGGGCATCCGGCGTCGCGCCATGCGAGGAACTGGTCGGCGCGCATGATCAGGTACGCGACCATGTCGTCGTCGCGGGGCACGTCGATCCACGTCGCACCCTCGGTCGGCGGCTGGTCATCCTCGTCGCGGATCTCGTA